CCAGCATTCTCTCGTCGACGCTGCCGTGAACATAATCCCTTATGAGAGCTCGTTGAGTGTCGTTGAGCTTGTCTCCCCACTTCTTCTCGAACTTCTCATTCATCAGCCTCACAGTCAGGGATGAGACGTCATCGGTGGTGAGCTCATTCAGTGTGGGAGCGTCCGATTTGTCGGACCTCATCCACTCGAGCAGCTTACCCTCGTAATCTACTACGCGATGAAGATCAGACTCCTCCTCACGACGCCAATCATTCAGGAGGGTCTGCACGGTCGCGTAGGTTCGATACTCCCTGATCGGTTGGTTGAAGAAATCAGGATCGTCCAGCGTCTTGTTTATGTCCCGTATCAGGGACGATTTCTCCATCTCAAGGTATTGAGGTGAGAATATATGCACACCACGACGAGCTTCCTGTATCAAGCGCATCCCAAGAGACTCTGACTTCACCGTGGTGTTGACAAGCGCCTGAAAGAGTCGGTGCTCCTTGAAGATCTCGGTTCCCGGCCTGTAGTACTTCTTTATCAACGCGACGCACCTTGATGCTGTCTCGGTGTCATTGTCCATCAAGGCAGCCGAAGCTTTATGCAGCAGCTGCTCATAGATGATTCCGACATTTCTCTTTTTGTTATGCTGGTTACTCATCGGCACTTCCTGAATTGCTAAGTATCTCTGAAGATTCGGACATCAACGTGCTTCTCTCATTACCTATTACGTTTCGCATATGTTTAAGAGCAGCTCCGATCTCCGGTGTCATCTTCGGCTTACCGAAGGGAGGATCATCGTAGAGCTCACGTACCAAGCTCAGGTCTCTCTTCGATTCAGTGGCCATCGATGATAGCTCGTCCTCATCGAAAATTTTGTTGGAAGTGTCCTGGTCACGTGCCCAACTTCCTACACCTGCCATCTTGAACATGTCCGGCATGTCGATCGATGCAGCGGTGCTACGATCTCTCTTCGTTTCAACGTCCTTACCGAATGCATTTCTTATAGTTTTCTCAGCCCGAAGCGGTAGATCCTCATTCTCGATGGAGAGGATCGGGGGTCTCGAGACACCAGCCGAGACGATCTCACCCTCCCTCTCATACCCAGCCGTCAGAGGAGCTCCTCCGGCCTCACCGCCACCAGCTCCGCCAGCCCCAAGGCCGCCGGCTCCCTCAGGTCCTGGCTGCGCCTCAAGCTCAGCGTCCTCCTGCTTGTCCTTCTTACGACCTTCCTTGACGCTCTCGATGTCCTCATCGGAGAGACCCATGATGTTCTTACGAACCCAACGACGATCGACGATTCCTTCCGGTGCCTTACCAGCGATATCAAACCTGGAGGAGATGAGTTCCAGCTTCTGCTGCTGAGCGATCGTTGACGGATTCGAAAGCTTCAGCGTGAAATCGAGAAGATCCTCACCCTCGTAACCGTGAGAGTACAGGTGAATCATTGCCATCTTGTTGAGCTCAGAGATAATGACCTTCTGGATCCTCGCGATCGTCCTCGAGAATCGAATGTCCTCCTGCGCCAGCGTAGCCTTCGCGCCGATCTCCTCGTCGTACCCGAGGTACGCTTTCGGAATCTTGAGAGCTGCGAAGAGCTTCTTCTGGATGTACTGCACGTCCTCGATCGCTGCTGCGTTTGAACCACCCGCGAGTGAATCGATCTTCGTTCCTGTCTCACCGCCACGAACTGGGATGAAGTAGTCCTCATCAACGGCCAGTGGATTGTAACGCAGGTCCATCTTCCCGTTCGCCTTGTCGGTCACCCTGTTGCGCTTCAGGCTTGTCTGTGCCTGCTCCATCACGTTAGCAATTTCCTCAGGGGGTACGTTGCCGACGTCAATGTAGAAAACACGTCGTTCAGGAGCACGAACGATTCGGTAGACGAGCATCGCGTCTTCCATGAGAATCAGCTGGCGCCAGATTCGACGTGCTGACTCAAGGACAGACGATCCATACGGAAGGAAGGCATCGTTACCCAGCAACCTGAAGTGTGAGACCTGCCAGTTCTCAAGGACCTGGTTACCGCGTGTGATCCAGCGGAAACGAACCGCCATCGGGTCCTTCGGGTCGTAACCCTCCTCACGCTCCATCTCAGAGATTGGAATCGGATAGGCGTTGATTATTCCGTAGTTGGGATGAACGTCGTTGAACAGGAAGAAGTCTCCGTACTTGCAGAGATTTCTGGTCCACATTGGAAGGTTAAACTCAATGTTGAGAGTATCGACGAAGAGAGTCTCGAGAAGCTCTTTGATTCGACGATTCTCAGAGTGGATGTGCAGCACCTGACCACGCTCGTCCTGCGACACCGTCTCCTCAGCGTAGATGTCAAGGGCAGAGGCGATCTCAGGGGTCGCTTCCATCTCTGAGAAGTCAGAGTATCTTGACATACGATCGAAAGCACCGTAAGCCGATACGGTGCTGGAGTAGATGTCGGATTGATTCTTCCTGAACATCTCATAGGCTGACGAAGCTGTTGGCTCCGAGAAGTTCTTCACCTTCCGGCGAATCACAGGTCCCGTTCTGAACAGCTGCGTCAGTCTCTGGAATAGATTTCTGTTTGTCTTTTCTGCCATGTTGATCCCAATTTTAACTTTTTATTGTGATCCTTAAATCACCCTTTCACAACCCACCCAAAGTGAGCATACGGATTGGCTCCTGCTGCGTTCCATCCAGGTATCGCATCAACCATGATAGGTGATAACGGGTTTCTGGGATGTGGAACATCGGGTCGTTGATCTTCGCCCTTCTTGTTGACCGCAAAAGCTGCTATCATAGCTTTGGTCACTTCCTGACTGTGACGTGAGTAATCGTTGTCGGTGTCGAACAGCCAGACCCCGATAGCCAGCGCCATGACGAGATCGTCGTTGTAGCCTTTCATAGCCTTGGCTGTCTGTCCGATCCAGGTGAACGTCTTAAGCTCCTCAGCCATCCTGGTGGATCTGATCCTGATTTGCTTATTTCTAATTACCTCTTCGAGCTTCGTCAGGATCTTGGTTCGATTGGAAGGTCCTGTGGTGAATCCGATGCTAGCGACGTCCCCCGAGCCTGCGTTCGCGCCGATGTAGGCGTACTTCTTATCCTTGTAGTAGAGGTTGGGATAGCCGAGCTCCTTGAGCTTCATGCAGACGGCGTATCCGTAGCTGTTATTCTCCGGGCAGACGAGAGCCTTGTTGTATCTCAGCCCTGCTTCACTGAGCAGGACCGCGAACTGATCCGGTGGAACCTTACCCTTGAACTCAGCGACCTGCTCACCTGATGACGTATCGATCACATGAAAGCTAGAGTAGTCAGCTCCATCTCCTCGAGCCACGTCGGCAGCTATGATGTACTTGTGACCGGGCATCGCGTACCGCCAGACCCAGACTCCCATATCAGGACCCCAGCGCTCTATCGGAGCCTGAGTGCTCATGATGATGTACTCGAGATCGTTTGCGTTCAGGAACGTGTCACCTGATGCTGCAAAGTCGCAGAGGAGTTCCTGAGCGACCTGCTTTCTCGTCATGTTCCTGGATTCATTGTCGAACCATGACTGATCACGCTCAGGATGAACATCCCATGGTAGCTTGATCGCGTTGAACTCGTTCAGTCCAGCGTCACCCTCGACGTAGAGTTTGTGGTACTGACCACCCACGCCGTTGGGAGTCGAGAGAACGATCGCACGACCACCCGTCGAGAGAGTGGGGTACAGACCGGTCCAGAGCTCATCAAAGTTTCCAATGAATGCAGCCTCGTCGACAATGAGAAGCGTCAGAGCTTCTGATCGACCTGCGTCCTCGGATGTTGGGATCGCCTTGACGGATGAACCGTTGCTGAACTCGATCACCTGCTTCGTGTCAGACTTCACCGATGGCATGACGAGCCAAGTCGGAAGGTTCTGAAGCATGACCTTCACCTTCTTGATGAAGTTCTGCGCGACCGCGAGCTTGGTAGCTATGATCAGGATAGCCTTGTCCTTGTAGAACAGAGCTAACCATAGAGCGTAAGCGGCAGCAAGGGTCGAGATACCGAGCTGGCGCGATTTGAGGATGACATTGAACCTGTGCTTCTCGAACTGATCCAGGCAGTCGTCCTGGAATTTGTACGTATCGAAGCTGACAAGACCTCTGGTCGGGTGCTGTATCTTTACGTACTTGTTGATGAAGTAGGACGAATTCTTGCCGCAGTTGACTATCTCAGCGACTTGTCTGTCCTTCGATAGGACGGCCACCTTACACCACCTGCAGCGTGACCTGTCTTCTGTAGTAAGCGACGCGACGAGGTGATAGATTCGTAGCGGCGATGACCTCGAGAGAGTCAGTGTTCGTGAGTTCCTTCAACTTTAACGTGTTGCCGGTCGCTTCCTTGAAGCGCTTCTTCATATCAGCAACGCACTTAGTGATGACGTCTATCGATTCGTGGCTGATCCTGTCAGCCTGGGATCTCAGAGCTTGATCAGCAGCGAAGTGAACAACGGTCATGAACTTCATGGTGATGACGTC